CTCGTTGCAAAGCACCCTGCACAGGTACTCGGTGCGGAAGTTCTCCACGCCGGTCTCGCGCTTGCCCATCCAGAGCCGCTCGTAGGAGTCACGCTCGCCGACGCTCATCACGCGGATGTAGACGTCGTCGCCCCACTCCCTGACGTGAATCTTCTTCAGCCCGAGGTCGTCGCTTGCCAGAATCTGCTCAGCAGTCAGTGCCATGCTCTTCTCCTAGATGGGTGCTAATCGCAGCGTTACCGTGTGTCGTTGCACATCATTGAGCTTCTTCTCGACGGCCAGTCGCTCGAAGATAGCCTTGTGAGTGAACACGACGCCCGGCCCCGAGACTTGAAACGTGGCACGCTTGCCGTAATTGGCAACGCTACAGTTCGCGGTCCCGAGGCACGCTATCTCTATAGTGCCAAGGTCAAGCGAGAACGCGCTGCCAGCTGGCGCTGCACGCGAGATCGGCAGATTGCCGCCGAGCGTCACTTTGAAGTCAGTGACCTCGGTGAACGCAACGCTGTTCCACGTCACGGTAACGCCGGCAGCATAGTCAGCCATGACGGGATGCCTCCGTCACGACGATCAGCGTGCGACCTTGAAGACCGCCTGGCCCTTGATGACGTCGTTCGTCGCGAATGTCACCGACGAACTGACGACCGTGGCGTCCTTCGACAGGAACGTCACGCCGGCGTGCGAGATCGACATGGCGGCACTGGAGGCGTCTGCGACGATAGCCTTGCCGAGATAGTCGATCGTGACCTGCCGCCCCGTGTCGGTGGCGTTGCCGGTCAGCGGGCGGTCAATCGTCTTGACGGCGTTGCCGGCGGTGAGCCCGAGGTGCGACACGTCAATCGTGTTGTCGGTCGCCGGATCGGCCAGATTGTACACGATGTTCGTGACGGTGAAGGCCGTGCCGCCAAACGTGAACACTGTACCCGCACCGTCATGAGGCGTGATCGCCATGTGTCAACTCTCCTGCCAGAGGATGCCGTAGATTTGTTGCACTGTGTAGACCGGCGGGAGGTCGCCGCCGGCCAACTGGGCGAATCCGTCGCTCTCGTTGTCGAGCGACACACGCGCCACAGTCACATTTTCCAATGTGCCCCCCCAGCCATCCAGAGACTGCCGGCACTGGTCTGCGATATCTCTCGCGGATTCGTAGGTCTCTGCGAAGATGTCGACCGAGAGGCTTACTGTCGGCGTGCCGATCGGTCCCTTGAGGGACTGTGCTCGCTCGACCGCCACCCGCCGCCACGTCACGAACGGCAGGGCAGCCGTGGCCGGTGCAATCACGGGGTAGATGCGGGTGCCGATGAGGGCCGTCACACCGGCTGTCGCGACGAGGCGGCTGCGAACGGCAGCCTCTGGTGATTTCAAAGGCATCGTCAGACTCCGGAGAGGGTGCCTTCGCCGCGGAACGTGAGCGTGCTCAGTGCTCGCTCCAGGCTGATCCGCAGCTCCTGCTGCAGGATGAACGCCACCTGACTCTGCGACTGTTCAAAAGCAGTGCGAACCGGCGGGCGTCCTGCACGACCGCCCACGGGCGTCGGTGCGATCACGATGGGCGTTTTTGACTTGCGAAAGAACGCCCCCGGATACGGCGGATCAGTCTGGACCCGGCCGTTTCGCTGGCGAATCAGGTCGAATGGCCCGAGGCTCTTGAAGCTCGACGCGATGTAGGCGTTCTGTCCCTTCTTGACCTCGTGGACGACGCCCTTGCCGCGAACCGTCTCCTGCCGGCCCATGCGGGTTCGCACGAACGGCACCGCCGGGCTTTTCCGCTCATAAGGCTTGTTTGAAAACTTGCCGACCACACGCTGCCGCGTGCCGTACTCGACGAGCCACTGGTGGTTCGCACGGTCACCGACAGACGCACTAGAGACACGGACCTTGCCGCCGGCGGCGCTGCGAGAGTCCTGCCTGTTGGCCCGGCGATAGCCAATCAGGCCGACGGCAGCACCATCACGCGGGTATGCCTTCACCAAGTGCGAGGCCGCGGCCTTCAGATTGCCGGTAGGACCGACAGGCGACAGTTCACGCAGCCGCAGATACGCCGGGTAGATGGCTTTTTCTAGGGCATCCTTGAGAGCCTGGGCGGTGAATCTCTTATCGCCCAGCCCGCGGATAGCGTCCCCGACCCGCTTGAGGTCGGGAAAGTCTGCCGAGATGACGATACCGGCTGTCGCCATCTAGGTGTTCTCCTGGCAGATGGCCTCGTGCTCTTGGCGGTTGCCGTGCTCGAGCAGGCTGACAATCTCCAGCGTGCGGGACCGCCACGAGAAGCGATGCGACTGCGTCAGGCCGGGCAGATACCGCAGCCGCACGCGATGGCTGATCGCCGTCTGGCTCTGCCCTGCCGTGATCTGCTCGCGTGCCGACACGCCCTCCACGCTCGCCCAGACGGCAGACGAGTCGGACCACGTCAGCACCGTTTCGCCGAGGGCATTGGTCGTGCCACTGGCGACCTGCACCGTCACCCGCTCGCGGAGCTTGCCAGGGTCAATCATCGGTACGAGCCCCAGCGTTGAGCATCGAGCAGCGCCTTCGCACCGAATGGGATCTCATTCAACGCCCCGGCATCGGCCGCCAGCCGACGCTCGTACCAGTGCCCCACGAGCATCAGGATGGCATTGCGGACGCCCTGCGGCACGTCGTTTCCGGACGAGCCGCGACCCGCCCACCACGTCACAGTGACGGCGTTGTAATCCATGATGTGTCCAGGCCACGCCCCGCCGTAGTTCGTGCGGATCACGCCCGGCGTGCTGTCCCGATCCACGCGGTACTGCGTCGAGGACAGCGTTGCCGTCGTGCCGCTCTCGTCGAGCGTGTACGTGACCGTGACGGCAGTCGTCGTGCCGGCAGTTGCCATCGGTGGACGCGGCAACTCGATCTCGACGGGGAACCCGTCCATCTTCATTGTCAGCTGCTGGTGGACGAGCGACTCGTCCATGTAGGCTTCGACCCACTCACGTGCCGCCGTCACCAGCGACGCGATGTAGGCGTCGTCGGTCGTGGAGTCGACCCGGCAGTGGCCCTTCGCCTCGGCCAGCGAGACAGGCTCAACTATCGGCTGCGTGACCGTCCTGATGCTGCGGTAGTTCAACACTTCGCTCCTTGGGAGGTCGTCCACGTCGCCGCGGAGTCAGGTCCGCAGACTCGCCGCCAGGCTCAAGTGCCGCCGTCTCAATCAGGTCGGCCTGCCTATCCGCTACGGCAGTGCCCTCGGCGATGAGCCGACGAGCCACTGCCTCGTCGCAATCGACAACGTCGCCCGGCCGGTAGGTCGAGTAATTCTTCTGGAATTTGATTTTCACGATTGGGGCACGCTCCATGCAGTGTCGGGGGCTTTCAGCTTGCTCGTGAACTCCGTCGTCCACTGGAAAACAGGCGAGCTGAGATCCTTGCCGGGCCACGTCACGACGTACTCGCCGTGTCCGAGAATCACTCGCGGCGTGACGAACACGCGGTTCCCGCTGTCTCGCCAATTTCTCCAGAAGTAGATGTCGTCATCGAGGCGACCGTCGTTCCACGTGCCGTCCTCCGAGGGACGCGACCAGAACCACGGTTTCTTGCACCGCTTCAGCGCCGCCGTCGACAGCACCGTCAGGCCGAAATGCGCGGAGTCCACTTCCTGCACGGGCTCACCGAACCAACTGGCGGGCACCGTCGTGCTGCCGGTCGCGGGAGGATTGTCGAGCGTGCCCTTGAGCGTGAGCATCGGCCGGCCGTCTTCCCGCTTGGTCTGCAGCCCGGTCAGTGCGTCGCACTGAAACGTGAGCGCCATCGTGAAGAGATGCTCAACGTCGGCCCTCGTGAAAAACGTGTCGTAGTCGATGGTGAGGATGTATTCGCATTTATCAATGAACTGCTCGAAGATGCGAGAGTTCACCTGTGACCAGAACGCACCAGTGCCCATCGTGGGGCGAATGCCCAGAGGCATGAGCGCCTGAGCCCATGCGAAGTGGTTTGCGGTAAAGCTCAACCGCGGCATCGACAGCACCGCCTCGACGCGGATATCTGCCTCCGTGTTCCCCACCTTGACGATCATTCTGATACCTCGTGAAAAAGGAGACGGCTGGCGGGGATTGCTCCCTGCCAGCCGTCCAGAATGACGATAGTGTCAAGCGATCAGGACTCGACCGAGACCTTCACACCCTTGCCGGTCGCGTCGACCGGGCCAGCCTCGCCGCGGCCGAGCCGAGCCGAGACCACAATCACCGTGTCGGTGTTGGGGCTCGCCTTGACTTGCAGGTAGCGCTTCTTGCCGCGGAGGTCGATGTCCAGCCGCGAGACGGTCATCGTGTCCGTCACAGTCTGGCCGGCATAGGCCGCCGGCTTGAGGTCGCCCGAGAAGCCCGTGACGGTGGAGTAGGTGCCGGTGCTGACATCCGACTCGCCAAGAGTCAGGGTCTGGTACACGCTCGACGTCGAAGCCGCAGGGCCGGCGATCACGTCAATGGACGCATAGGCGTAGCCCAGCGTGTCGAGCGTCAGGGTCGCGGTCTGCGATGACGTGTAGACCGCACCCTTGCCGGCCGCAGCGGACTTCGTAGCAGCAACGTGGTTCATGGATCAGAGTCTCCTAGGAAGGGGGTGTTGTTCAGCCGAACTTGAGGGCGACCACCGGGCCGGCCTTGGTGGTGGAGCCGAGGTCGTGGGCGACGATCGCCACGCGAGCGGTCGCGAAGGTCAGCGTCTGGTCGTACTCGATGAAGCGGCTGCCGTCGGTCTTGATCGTGACCGCACGCCGCTCGCCGTAGGTCGCCGCCTGGCTCATATCACCGAAGAGGCAGGCCACCGTGCCGGTCGTGCCGGTGAGGGCCGACTGAAGCGGGTGGCAGAGAACGACCGGGAAACCGAGGAACTGGAGGTTCGCACCGCCAGCGATGTCCGAGGCATTGTTGCCAGCGTTGGAAACCATGAGCCGCAGCATCGACGAGCCGTAGCCGGCCGGGCTGATGTAGAACTTCGCCGACCGCCGAGCGAACAGCGGAAGCCGAGCCACGAGGTTGGTGAAGTCCGTCAGCGTCAGGGCGTCGAACGTCGTGCGGCTGGTCGCCGTCACCACGCCCGCGGTGTGCGTGCCATCGTTGATAGCAGTCGCCACGCCCGTCGTCCCGTGGTAGGTGCTGCCGCCGTCGCCGATGAGGCCCGCGTTGTCGAACGCTTCCGCGAACGACTGCGCCACCTCGACGGCCATGGCGTCGGCCAGGTCCACCACCGAGTCCTCGAGCAGGCTGTTGGGCACGCGGTTGTCGATGCCCCACAGCTTCGCCACGAGGTTGACGTTGTCGAACGTCACGTCGCTGGTCGTCGGAGCAGCGTTCTCGCCGATCGGCCGAGCCGACAGACCGCCGGTGCGACGGGCGACCAGAATGCTGTCCGTGTTCATCGAGACGCGGCGGAACTCCGACGGCACCACACCGAACTCCTCGACGAGCCGGATGATCTCGCTCGACAGCTCCTCGCTCACGAGCACGCCGCCGAGCGAGTTGATGCCGCCGGCCTGGGCACGGCTCTCGACGCCGTGATCGCGGCACCACCGACGAGCCTCCTCGTCACCGAGCACGAAGCCCTTGAGGTGCATTCCGGCACGGTAGGCACGCTCTTCGGCGTTGGGGCCGACGAAGCCCTTGAGCTTGCCGGTCGCACGGGGGACAGCGTAGTTGCGGTTTTCCACGACGGACTCCTTGGTCTCGGGGGCTTCGGTCTTCTCGACCGTCTTGGCGGGAGCGGCACGCTCCAGAACGGCACGCAGTTCGACCTGCTTCGCCTCGATCCGCTGGAGCAGCTCGATCTGCTCTCGGAGGCCAGCGGCACGGGTCTCGAGCGAGCGGAGGGACGCCTCCTGCTCGGCACTCATCGCGGGAGCGTCACCTTCGGAGGGCATTTCCGAAGTCGCTTCCATCTCGGCAACCACCGCGGCGAGTTCGTCGAGCAGCTTCTTGAGCTTGTCCACGTGAAGACTCCTGTGTACGGGATGGGCGACGCTTGCCGCCCGCACCTTCAAAACTACGGAGAGACCCCGCGACCCTTGCAGTGAAAGGGCGTCGACAGTAAACGAATCAGCCGACCTTCAGCCGGCGGACCTCGACCGCATGGAGCACGTGCTTGTCCGTGCAGCCGCAGGCGCGGCACCGCAGGTACCGAACCTGATAGTCGCCGTGCCGCTGGCTACTGGCGATTTCCAGCCTGCCGCGGCGGCAACCGCATGGGTCGTTCGTCTTAGCGGCCATGCCTGCGGAGGTACTCGCGGAGGTCTGCGGCACGTGCCTGGATCGCCAGGAGCCGGGACGCGTTGGCGTCACGCTGGCTGCGGAAGGCGTTGAAGGATCGCTGGGCTACGCTCACGTCGGCGTCGGGATAGGCTGGGAACGTCACCGGGCCAACGTCGATCAGCGAGTCGATCTTCGTCACGGTGCGGATACTGCGACCGTCCTCGACGCTCCAGGCTTCGCCGCCCGGCGCGATCTGAAACGAGAACGACGAGCCACGCACGATGCCCGCGTCGATGTTCGCAGCGAGGTCGCGGCCGTAGGTCGTGTCTGGCACGGGGAACTCGTACCGTAGCCCGATGTCGTCCACGTTCATCCGCAGCGTGCCGGGATACCGAGCGAGCGGGAAGTTTGCGTCGTGGTTCCACAGGGCTCGCGTCTCCAGCGGCCTCTTGCGTCCACGCCGCTCGGCGACGATACCAAATGCCTGCGGGTCAATACGCTCTACGAAGTCACCGAGATCGAGCGAGTTCACGCCGAACTTCGCGGCGTAGCCGACGATCCACCGCGACTCCGCGGCACCGTCCTCGGAGCGTGACTCCACTCGGAGCAGCGGCAGGTCGGCGGACTCTTCCTCGTACAGACTGCGTCGCTCGATCATGCTTCGGTTCTCCTCGTCTGCGGCGTTCATTTGCTCAACTAGTTTGCGACTCCACGCCCACCCGGGGTCGGAGCCCCACAATGCCCACGCGATTCGCCCGTTGCTGGGGAAGCCCGGCTCGCCGGGACTCCAGCCCTCACCTTGCTTGTCGATCTCGTGCCGGTCGAAATACGCCTTCATCCGGCGTGCTGTCTCGGGGCTGATCGTCGTGCCGTTGCTCAGGTCGCGTCCGCGAGCCACGCCGACTGCCGTGCCGCCGCGGCCGTATTCGCTTCGCCATGCTAGCCCCTTCGCCGCCTCCTCCCGCACGCCCGCGGGCGGCGTGAAGTCAATGTGGTCGTACCTAGCTGCCACGCTTCCGCCCCTTCCGCTTGGGCTTGCCGTAGGCGTTCTCCTCGACCGGCGGCGGCTCGGGCAGCGGGTCGATCTTCGTGAGCGTCGACACCTTGTGCCCGACTTGCGTCTCGGTCGCCTGCCAGCCGCCAGCCACCTCTTCGTAGAGCGTGATGAGGGCGGCCGGATCTTCTTTCGTAGCGTCAATCTTGAAGTCAGTGCCGGGGATGTCGAGCGTGCCGTAATCCATCACATGGTCAATCCGCCCGCGAGCACGGCCGCCCGAGGAATCCCACGACACAAAGTCACCTTCCGACACGGTGCCCGGCTGGGCACGCTGCTCGCCCCGGATGAACTGCGGCGAGTCATCCACCCACACGTCCACGCTGATCCCAGCCGCCTGGGCGGCGTCAGCCTTGAGCGTGTCACCACCCACGAGCAGCACGTCGGAGAACGACTCGGCGTAGTCGCCGAGAGATGAGATCACCTCCTCTCGATCTGACTCTGGCCTGCGAGAAATCATCACCACACGATTGCCGTCCGCGACCGCCTTGCGGGCGAACTCCCCCCACAGCTGCGGATCGGCAGCGAAAGTCCTGTCGAAGTCGATGCTGACGGTCATCGCCCGCGTTGCCAGAACTGGCTGAGGCTGGGGATCTGGCAGCGGTTCCGGCTCCGGTGCCTGCACGCCTTGCAGGATTGTCTCGACCCGTGCGGGCGACAGCACCGGGAACGCTGCCGCGATGATGGCACGGGCCGCGTCGATGGAGAGCATCCCGTCAGTGATTTGCTTCACGACCGTCAGGAGCGACGACACCTCTGCCGTTGTCAAACTGGTCTCGCTCGCGGCCACCGACTCGGCTGGCTGGCCTTGCTCTGCCGCAGCGATGCCGCCCTCGACCGCCTGGCCGTCGATGCCGCTGCCGGGCTGCTGCTGGGCGAGCACGTCGCCGACTGACGGCGGTGCCCCAAGCGTCCCCATGTTCAGCGGCCGATACCGCTCGTCGCCGCCATCGACCGGGTCAAGATTCTCGCTCGCCCTGATGTCGTTGGTCGACACGACGCCGATGTCCCACATCGCACGGTAGTACGCCGACCG